GTTCACAATTAACGTCTTTATAGCCAGAGCCACCACTTAAGCCAAACAATGTACTAGATACAGAACCAGTAACAGGAACAATACAAACGTCTTGGCTAAAAGCACTTATAGAAGGGCTAATGGCACTAGGTGGTGGTTGACCTTTATAGTTAATAGTAGTAGTATCAGCGTGTGCAGTATGAACCATAAATAAAACAAGTAAAACAATAATTGTCCAACTAAATATTTTAGAAAATGTTTTCATGTTACATAAATTTATGAGTTAATAGAAATACAATCACAAAACCTGCTGTTCCTAAAAGGATTTGTTCTAAACGTTTGAGTCTTGCATTTATTTGTTCATAGCGTAAAGCACATACTTCTTCGTGTGTACTCAATCTTGATTCTACGTCTGACTTCACCATCTTATCCTTTCGGAGCATTATATAAGTTTATAGGGGGTAGGTATAAATCGTGCCATTCAATCATAAAAGACTCTTGTAGTCTTCAGGATTGGTCATGTACGGTGCTAATAGTCCAGCAGCATTTATAAAATTTGTTGGTGCAGTAGTACCTACTATTGGATTCAATTTTAATGCTTGAGGTAAAGAATCAAAAGGAGTAAGTTGAACACCAGAATATGGTTGACCGCCAGTTTTAATGGCATCAATTACATTTTGCAAGTTTTGTTTACCTAGTTGACCAGCAACTCTTCTAGATATTGCTTTAGATGCAGGAACTACATTAGCACCAAGAATTGCACCAGCTGGACCACCAACTTTTAAACCAATTAAAGCTGGAAGGCTTAAAGATGCTACATTTTGCCCTTGTAGTATTGATCCTTGTAATGGTCTACCAAAAGCTCTCAATGCGTTTTCAATCTTACCGCCTTTAGCGGCATCTTCAATAGCCTTAACTTCTTCAGCACTAAATCCACGAAGTTTGTTTTTGTTAGTAGCTAGGTTCTTAAATTCGGATCTTAATTTTGTAGAAAATGCAACATCATCAAACGGATCACTAGCTCTTATGCCAGCATTTTTATAAATCTCATCTAACAACTCTGATTTTCTAGATTGTTTCCATAGGTTTCTAGCTTGTGGAACTAATTTAATAGCTTCTAAATCACCTTTAACTGGAGCAACAAGTTTTGTTGCATCTAAACTTTCAACAAATTCATCTAATTGCTCTACAATTTTTCCAGAAAAATTTCTGTCTGATTTTTCACTAGCCATTTTAAGTTCAGATATACTTGATCTTAAATCTTGCATTTTTTGCAATGTTATAGGAGCATCTCTAGCTTCATCTAATTCTTTAAAAACATCTACAATTTTAGGGTTTCTAGCTTCACGAACTTTAACCCCAATAGTTGATTTTACATTATTTACAAAGTTATTATATGGATCTGCTTTAATAACAACACCAGCATCATCTATTTGTTTATATAGTTGAGAAGCTTGTGCTTTTATATCTGAAGCAAGAGGGACTTTAGCTTTTGTTCTAAAACCAATATTAGCTGGACCAGTAATAGGTGTAGGTGCTATTTTTGATGCTTCTACTGCAGTTTGTAGACCTTCTAGAATTTGAGGAGCAACTTGACCACGAGGTTGGTATGTAAGTGCTTGTTGAACTTGTTGTGCAGTTTTTTCAGCAGTACCTTTACCAAAGTCACCAGTTAAAACTTCTTTACCAACACCAGCAACATTACCTAGAAGTTGACTAATAACTCCTGTGCCAGCAGATAAAGCAGCCTCACCAACACCTAATGCTTTTTGACCGACAGATGATTGTGGAGGTTGACTAAAGTTTTGTTGTGCATAAGCTAATACTTCAGCTTGAGATGCACCTTCTGGTGCTGTTACTTCAAATAATCTTCCGTCTGGAGCAGTAATTTCAAATCTAGGCATTATCTAATCTCCCTAATTCCCCAGTTTCCTTTTGCACCAGATGGGCTATTTAATGGAACATCTTTAGCGGATGTTGGTGCTTTATAAGAGCCACGTTCATATTTATTTTCTATAATAAACTCTGCTGGTCTATATGTTCTATTATAAGCATTAGAAATACGTTTTTCAGTCGTATCCATTTCTTTGTCTAATCTTTCTAATTCAGCAACAATATCTTTAAACTTTTTCTTTTGTTGTAAGGATGATTGTAAATTTTCAAATCTAGAACCTTCTTTTTCTGTTACGTTACCAACTGCAGCACCAGTTTGAGAAGCACTTCTCATTTCTGTAATACCTTGTACAAACAATTGATTTTTAAGTGTCTCTAATTCTGCAGCAGCACTTGCAGCTTCAGTATCAGGAATATAAGATTTAAGAACGCCATCTGGACCAAAAGCCTTGCTTAAATTAGGATTGTCTAAAAGCCGTCTTGCAGTATTTTGTATTCTTCTTGTAGCATTTAAACTATACTCTGTAGCTGCAGTAGCTTTAGGTTGTTCAATAAGAAGTTGTTCTTTGTTCTTTGGTGAAATAGCAGAACTTTCAATAAGAGGAATAGCAGCTTTAACTTCTTTTTCAGGTTGTTTAAATCCAGTAGATGGCTTACCTGCAGGGGTAGGTGCTGGGGTACTTGTAGGTTGACCTTGAGGTTGACCTTGAGGCATACCTGTAGGTGACAATGTATTTAAAAATGTTTCTTTTGTAGTAATTGGACCAAATTTAATACCAGTATCAAATGTAGTTTTTGCACGATTAACTTCTTCTTTTGCAGCATCTGCAGATGTAGGTAATTGACTATAAACACTAAAGTCTTTAAAGTCTTTATCTGTCCATTGGTTAGGTGATTTATTAATGCTTCTAGCAAATATATTAAGTTCTTTATTAAATAAAGGATCTATGTTTGCTATAGCTTTTACACCTTCAGTTTGGTCTGCTAAAATTAAATCTTGGAATTGTGGGTATTTATTAATTAATCCTAAAGCACCAACTTCTTTTCTTTGCAATCCTTTTAATTCAAATTGACCTTTTTGAATATCTTGCATCATTTTAGATAATTCAGTTTGAGTCATAAAGTTTTTAGTTGCTGTATCTATAGGAGCTTGTCTACCTGCAGAAGCACCTGTAAATCCACCTAAAGCAGCACCAGCAACACCTTTGTTCCAGTTGGAAGCAAGACCAGTAGCTAAACCAAGACCAGTGCCAATAAGTTGTTGTGTCTTAAGTCTTTCTTGTTCTTCTGGAGATAAAAGACCTGCAACAGGGCTTTGTCTTGTAAGAAATAATGTATCTAATAAACCTTGAAAATTATCTGCCATGATTATCCTATCCTTTTAACTTGTAAAAGATTGCCAGCCATTGGACCAGATTGACCTTGCCTAATTGGTGGAGCTGATGCAATAGCATTTTTTAATCTTTCTTGATTTGCCATTTCATTTTGTTGTCTAATATTTAAAAGTGATTGCCCACCACCTAATACAGTCATTGGATTTTGTTGAGCATATGACATAGTATTAGAACCTAGATCAGAAAGTCTTTCTCCGAATGTTAAAGGTGTATCTACAGCCATTCTTCTAGGGTCTACTGCAAATGGATTTTGTTCTGTAACAAATTTATTAGCAAACATTTGGTCTGATGAAGACAAAGATTTTCCAAAACTTAAACCATCGTCAGTAAAATTAGCAGTTGGGTAAAAATCTTTAAATGCAATTTGATTGTTTGGTGGTAAATTAGTGCCACTAAAACCTTGAGATACCATATCATCAATTAGGTTTGGATTTGCAATAATATCATCTGCATTATTTACAGCTTGAGTCATAAGCGGTTTTAGTTGAAGACCACTACTAACTCCGCCAATTCCAGCACTACCTGTTTGACCTAATGCAGCATAACCACCAGAGCCTAAACTAGGAGCAGCAGAAGGTAATGCACTTTTGAAGCCTGAAAATAAATTACCGCCAGCACCACCAGCACCACCTAAAATACCGCCAGTAGCACCTCCTAGTAATGCACCTGTAATAGGGCTGTTACCAGTTGCAGCAGAGCCTACAGCTCCGATAGCTGCTGGAATTAAAATTTCAGGACCAAGAGATGGTTGTAAAAAGTTTTTAATAATCCATACAGGATTAAAATACTTAAACATTATTTGCCTACCTTTCCTACTACATAGCAAATAGGCTCAAGAATAAATCTGTAAATCATACCAATATTATCTCTGTTTTTACCTCTTTTTTGTTTCCATATATCAGCAGTCCTATGTCTTGCGATATGCTCTAAAACACCCCTTAAAATGCGTTGTAGGGCATTCTTTTGACCACTCTTATAAGCATAGTTTACTAATGGTAAGAATAGAGTGTGATAACCTTTTTCGTATGCTGGATCTAAATCTTTAGATTGAGCTAACCAAATAGCGTTACGGAAACTACCAAAGCCATATTCAGCATTCATAGCTGTACATACAATCTTACCACCACCTGATTGAGTAGTTTTAGTAACTTGACCAACTGGAGCACCGTATGCAGCACCCAAGTAAGCTTGTAGTTTTGTGTATGGTTTGTTTTGTTCAAATTCGTATCTAGCAATTTGATCTTCAAGAGCTTTTTGTGAGTAGTCTTCTCTAACTTGACCAACATTCATAAGTTGGTTAATATCTTGGTATCTAGCTTGAGCTAGTTGAGGAGCTTGTAATGCAGCAGCTTCTTGTCTAGCACGTTCATTAGCATAGTTTTGATAAGCAAGTTCACCCGCTTTGCCAGTCAAAGTTGTAGCTAAAGTTCCAGCAGCTCTATTTTGTAAGTCTGCAGATACATTAGAACCATAACGACCAGCCATAGATGCTGAACCTTGAGCTTGTTTAATAGCATCGTTATAAGCTTGTGTAGCTGTTTGAACAGCTGGTTGCATAGCAGCTTGGAAATATGGGTTAGCACCTAAATATTGACCTTGTACAGTACCTAATTGTTGATTAAGTGCTGCACTTGTGAGAGGGCTTCCTGCTCTTGCTTGTGCTTCAGCTTGTGCTAATGCAGATTCTGTTTGAGCAGATGGGCTAACATATGTTTGACCAGCAAAGTATTCAGGTGTAGTAGTTTGATATAAGTTTTTAGCTTCACCTAAACCATATTCTACAAATGGTCTTACAGTAGGATCTAATTCGCTTTTGGTTTCAGATGTACCCCCACCTGAACCTCCACCACCATAAAATGTAAATGACTGTACTAATTCTTGTACCCAATTGTGTAACTTAAACATATCTAGTTCCTTAAAGTGTATATTCCCATGTTTGAGGTTTAAAACCCATCTGCCTTGCTTTACGCTCCCATCCACGTCTTTCGGAGTTAAACGTAACTTTAGTTTTACCGCCTTGTTTTGCTATTTGTTGAATCTCTTGAAATGCTTGCATAAAGAGTGCCTCATCATTAATTAATGACCATGCAGCCCAAACATGAAGCCTGTTTCCGATTGGTTGAAGTACTACGAATCCTACTGGTTTATTGTCTATTATTCCCATAAACAACATAGAACGTTGCTCATAGCAATCACAATATACATCTTCTGGTATATACTCGGTATGACCTTTAGACCTGACTATTTCTAATCCGTGTCTAATGTATTCCCAATGTTGACGTAAATTATCTTTAGGTATGTAATGTAATATCATCCTACTATTATATAACGATAATTCCTTGAAACACCATGACTGCCATGATGGACTGTGCAAGAACCTTGTGTAAATGTATCAAAGTAAATGTCTTTAAGTTCTGCTGCAGAGTTTAAGTCTAATGGCATAAATAAGATGACCGAGTTAAACCCTATACGTTCATTATTAAGTGTAGTAGTTGTTGTGCTTGTTGCTGTGGAAAACTCACCTGTATTATTGCTTTTACCTTCTACAAGGTTATTTACAATTTCTGCAACCTGTCTTGGATCGCCACCTGTCCAAGCAAGTTTACGGTACATATCACTACGAGCCATTATCTATTTCCTTGCTCTGTGTAATCCAAGTCTATTCCAATAGCTGAAAACCAGTTAGCACCTGTAGGGGTAAGACTTACTCTATGATAACGACCTGCACTTCGTACTGGACATCTGTTTTCTGAACTTGCTGATATTGGAGTTGAATATGTAATGGTATCATCTAACATACGTCTAGAAGCCACAGAAACGTCTGCAGATCCACTATCTACAGAAGGTCTAATAAGGGTAAGCACAGAGTTATAACCATACTCTAAATCGTTTGTAGTAATAGTAGCTGTTGCTGGTAATCCTGTAAATGTAATAATTCTAGTATCACGAACACCACCAAATAAGAATTTACCACCAGCATAAAGTCTATCGTCTAGTGTTGTAGCAAGAGTATCTATAGTTCTGGTTGCTGCAGCAGAGGCTGCCATATCTATAGCAACACCTGTACCTGAACCTACACCTGTAGCTGTAAATAATACACCTACAGTATTAGCTACTGCACCAATAAGTGTATAGTTTGTTGTGCCTACACTTCTAATTGTGTATGATTTACCTATTACAAAAGAACCTGCTGTTACATTATAAGCTGTATCTATACCGTCTAAAGTTGTACCTGTGGTAGCTAATGTTGATAGATAATCTACGTCTGTATCAGCTTCACACCATTTTTGTGTTTCAAAGTTATAGATAAGTAAAGCTCTGTTACCTGAAACTGTTGTGTAGTTCCAAATAACTAAATTACGTTCTGGATCTACTGCTGCTGAAATAGAATCAATATCGCCAATGTTAGCGTTACTAAAAAAGTATCTGTCTACCTTTTCTGAACCAATACCTGTAACTTGTTGACCATTACATGAGTAGAAACCATCATCTGATAAGAAGTATGTTATGCCACCATATTGAGCAATAGATCCACCTTCTATACATCCTACGTTACGAGAGATGGTGTCAAACTGAAAGAATAATGGTGAGCCAATATATGACATACGCACAATGGCTTTTTCTAAAAATATAATACCAAATTCTCCACCTGTAATACCTGTTATGTCACCACCGTCTGGAAGTTCTTGGAAATCTGATTGTGATGCACCACCAGCTGTCCAATCTGTAGGATCGTTAATATCTGACCAGTTTACTCTTGATGGATTTGAGCCAGCACCTATATTAGCACCTACTACAAAGTCACGAACTACTGTAATGTATTTAGCTACTGGAGCTGCGGCTGCTAAATCTGCAAAGTCTGTAGATGAATTTACATCAAAATATTGTATTTTTTCAGAGCCATTAGAAGCTAACGCATAGTCACCAAACTGCACAAATTGCCATCTATTAATACCTGTATATCCACCAGCTTTAGACACATCTTCCATAGTTAAGTCTGTAGCAGATACTTTAAATAATTTGGTAAAACCGCCTGCAAATATAGATACGTCTGCATTTACTTTAGCTGCAAAACAGTTAGTAAGGTTTTCTGTAGCTACACCTGAATAATTTACTGGTGATTTAAATGGACCATATCCTACAGCTAATGGAATAACGTTATTAGCTTCTGATACTGTATCTAAAATGCTAGGTTGGTCTGGTAACCATTCTTTAAATGCTATACGTTGTGTAGGCATTATTAAGCCTTCATAATGTAGCAAAGTGCATAGTATGGAGGTAAGTTAGCATTAGTGCCACTTGCACCTTCAGTAGAAATAGTTGCTGTATGAGTATGAGAGCCATCAAAACTAATATTTCTACCAGCTCTAGATTCGCCTCCATCACCATCTACTTGAATATTTGTTTGTGAGAATACTCCTGTAGTACTACCATGAGTATCACCAGCAGTATATTGATTGGTAATTGTTCCTGTAAGTGAAGTTGTTGCAACTGTTGCAGTATGATTATGAGATACGACTATAGCATTTGCACTACCACCTGTTGCACCTACAGCATAAGTAGATGTAGCACCTACTACAAAACGGTTGCGTAAGTCTGGTGTAGAGTTAGAACCATCACATAATAACCATCCACTAGGGATAGTTGCTGAAGAACCTGACCATAGCATAATCATACCAGCTACAAAAGTAGCTCCCCATGTAGGTGTATTACCAGAACCTGCTGATAGCAATACTTGACCAGAAGTTCCTGCAGATCCATCTAATGTTACACCACCTGTAACTGCTAATGTTCCTGAAGATGTTAAAGTTCCAGCAACTGTAAAACCATCACCAGAACTACCTGCTTGTTGGTCTTTTAATTGAGCCATTAAGCTACGGATAGCATTGTTTAGGTTAGCTGGTGAACATCCTTCAGCAATGTTAATATTACTTATATCGGTGTTATCTGCTGCGGTTGATGAATATTCACTAATTTTGGTTTTTGCCATCTTTTATCCTTGTCTTAACCATATATCGTTACTTGGAGTAGTGTCAGTCCAAGTTTCTGTTCCTGCTGTTATTTCTGTCCATGTATCTGTAGAAGGTGATACTGCTGTCCATGTTTCTGATCCTGCTGATACTGGTGTCCATGTTTCTGTGCCTACTGGTACATCTACCCACTCTTCGCCTAATATTGTGCCTTGAGCGGTTACTGCTCCTACGCCTTCTACATAAGCATATCCTGCTAGTATAGCGTTAGGACTTGCTGATAATAGTGCATAAGCATCTATATCTGCATGACCGTCAATAATATAACCACCAAGTGCTGTTACTGTAGCAGTTCCTGTTATAAAGCCACTTTGCAGTCTAATTCTGTTATAATTTACTTCTACTTGAGCATTTGTTGTAATAGAAGCATTACCACTAGAAATGCTATTGCCATTTGCTACAACTGTACCTGTTGCTGTAATACTTGCTGAAGCTAGTGCAAGAGATCCACCAGTAGCAGATACTATTGCTTCTGCAAATATTGCACCACTACTAAATTGTATTCTATTGCCTAATGCAGATACATCTGCAAATCCATTTATAACTGCACTACCAAATACTAATGAACCACTTACAGTAACTTCTATTGTTGCAGTAGCGTTTATACTTGCATTAGATGTTCTAAAGCGTGTACCAGATGCACTTACTGTTGCGTCTGCAGTAATCTGTGCTGCAGCTTCTACAAATCTTCCTGCTAACGAACTAAAAGGAGCTTGGGAAAAACTAGCTATTCCAAACATTTATTGCTCCTTAAAGTGTTACTTCTTCCCAGTTAGTAATAGACTCATTCCACTTGTATTGTTTACCGTCTGTAGGCATAGCTACAGGTGCTTCCCATAACCATGTTGTATTGTTTAGTACCCATGATGAAAATGGTTGTGGTGCGTAGAATACGTCATTAGTAGCGTCATATGTATAACCAATACCAGCGTAATTACCTCTTAAAGGTCTACCTTCTGGATGTTGATTACCATGTGTGTTGTATGATGTTTGTAACCAAGTGCCAGGACTTGAGTCTACAAATGTATCAAAGAATTCTTTTTCTGCTACTATAACTTGTACTACTTTACCGTCTGTTACTTTTGCAAAATGTGACATTGTTTTTATCCTGTATATGAGCCAGAGGCTGTAAATTTAATAATTGTGTTAGAACCTGATGTAGTAACTGTAGGTGAACCTGTAGTTGTGCCTGAATAATTAATAGTTGGGACTGATAAAATTACAACACCTGAACCACCTGAACCTCCTGTGCTTTGTCCACCACCACCGCCTCCACCTGTATTAACTGTTCCAGAAGTTCCTGTTGCAGAACCTGAACCAGCACCACCGCCACCTGTGCCTCCTGATGAAGAGTATGGACCACCTGTTCCACTACCATTACCACCGCCTCCACCTGCATATGTTACAGATGAACCTGTGATTGAAGAAGCAACACCTACACCCCCATTACCAGCAGTAGAAGAAGTAGCACTAACACCTATTGCACCTGCCCCACCACCACCTGACGCAATAAATGCACCGCCAACATCATAACCATTAGTGCCGCCAGCAAAACCTTGATTAGCAGTTCCACTTCCAGCCGTTCCTGCAGCATTATGTGCCTTACCGCCACCAGAACCACCTGAACCTCCGCTATTATTATTTACATCCCCTGTTGCACCAAAACCTCCACCAACAGATGTAATGGTAGTTATTCCTGTTCCTGAAATGCTTGAACTATTGCCTTGTGAAGCAAGAGTTGCACCTGTTCCAGCAGTTCCTCCTGAACCAACAGTAATAGTATATACTGTTCCTGATGTAAAAGTTAAAGCTGACTCGGCAGAACCACCACCACCAGAAGTTCCTGCTGATGTTCTAAATCCACCAGCTCCTCCACCACCACCAGCTCTAGCATTTGGAGTGCCTAATGTACCACCACCACCTCCTCCTGCAACAACTAAATAGTTAGCAGTATATGGAGGCAAAACAAGAGGTGTTATAGTGTAAGCTGCTGATGATACTACCCAACCTTGTGTAGCGTCTATATAAATTAATATAATGGCTTCACGATTAGTTTTGAGTAAATAATCTGCTGCTACACCAGTAATGTTAGAGCCATTTCTACCTAAAGTTACATTATTAGTAGCAAATGTTCCAGCATAATCTATAATTTGAATTTGGTTGCCTGCTATAGGACTTGCAGGAAGCGTTACTGTAAATGCTGCACTTGTAGTATTGCAAGGATAAAGACTACCAGCTACTGCTGTAAATCCTGTAGTTTGTACTGATTGAGTAATTAATCCTCCACCTTGTACCCATGCACTACCATTATAAAACTCCATAACACCTAATGTAGAGTTATATCCCATTTGTCCTGTACTAGGAGCAGACGGTCTTGTAGCAGTAGTCCATGTAGCATTAGTTATGCCATTTGTTCCAGAGATGACAACAGGCATTATACTGTTCCTTTATATATTGTAATCATGCTGTGTATGTTCCTGAAGCTGTGAATGTGTGATAATAATAACCGCCAGATGATGTAACTGTGCCGCCTGTTCCTCTTTGTGTAGCTGATAAATAACGAACAATAACTATACCAGAACCACCTGATTTTCCAGACCTATAACTATCACCAGATTCCGTGTACCCACCGCCGCCACCACCACCACCAGTATTTGCAGTGCCAGCAGTGCCATTGTCGCTAGTTCCATTTCCACCAGTACCGCCACCACCAGAACCACCTGCCGCAGTATTTGCAGCCCCTGTGTTACGACCACCACCTCCACCGCCACCTGCGTAAAATGTTCCAAGAGATTGCCAATTTAAACCATTACCACCAAGCCCACCTCTACTATTACCGTTAGACCCAGTTTGACCTGCGGCTCCTGCTCCGCCACCTCCTCCGCCAGCATCTGAAGTATTCCCGCCAGTTACATTACCACCTGCATTTCCCTGACCTGCGGTGCCAGAGCCTCCTGAAACTGCGGCACGGTTACCACCACCACCACCAGAACCACCAGAAACACCAGCAGTAGCCCATTTGCCACCTCCACCACCGCCTACGGCTGTTTGACTAAATCCAGAAGAATTTGAGCCATTTGAACCATTGCTACCACCACCTTCTGCGGTATTTGCAGAACCTGCCCCTCCAGCTCCAACAGTTACTTCATAAGCGGTTGAACCAGTAACGGTTGCGGTTGATGCAATGTACCCACCAGCACCACCACCACCTGCACCGCCACCACCACCGCCAGCAACTATTAAATAATCTACAGAATAAGTATTTCCAGCTGTACCTGCAATTACCCATCCACCTGAAGTATTATAAATTTCTAATTGACCTGTAGTTGTGTTGTATCTAGTTTGACCCATTACAGCACTAGATGGTCTTTGTGCAGTCGTTCCTGTAGGTATATAAGCACCACCTGTAGATGAGTCAGCTATAACTGGAACACCTGTCGTTGCAGGAAAAGTAAGCGTAGTAGTACCTGCTACTGCTGGTACGTCTAGTGTGACTGAACCTGACGTTGAGCCACTTAAAATAAGTTTAGCCATTATCTATTTTCCTTAAACTTACAGTTATTCATATGCCATCTAGTCATTCCGCCAACAGTTCCTATTTTATTACAATGTGGACAAGTTAATTTTATATATAAATGTTTTAATGCTTTACGCCCTACTTTTACTCCTTTTCTAGGAGAGGGTTTTCCAACTTGAAATCTTGTAGAACATGGTACTTGTTTTAATCTTTCACTTATTTTTTTTCTTGACTCAATACTTAATGTTTTACCTAAATGAGCCAATCTATTCTTTTCATTTGTTTCTTTTGTATGTTTCCATCCAGTTCTAGTACATACAGGAGGAATACCACCACCTTTAGTAACATTCCAACCAATTTGGTTTTTAAGCCTTAATTCAGTTTCAATCATTAAACAATATGTTTTATCTGCTACTAATATTACCTCTTTTATTAAATTATTCCATCCGTATTTATTTATAGCATTTTTAAGATGAATATTAGATGGTCTGTTTTTATGTGTTTCAAAACGTTTAGCAATATTATTAGTTACTCCTATATAGCCTTGAGTAAACATATCAGTATGTTCTGCATGATGTATCCAGTATACAGAAACATTAGCCATTAGTTATTTTCTGCTGGTAAAGGTGTATTGCCTTCTTCAAGCCATTTTAGATAGGCTTGGTAATCAGAATTAGCTGGGTCAAGAGGAATTGCAGAATTATCAGATAATCTTTTAATACCTATTGTTTCATTATTATCTATCATTATTTTATACATAGTTTAAAGCTCCGCACTAGATGTCCATTGAAAAGCATATGGTCTAGAAACTGTTCCAGACAATCCGCTCATATAGCTAATACTTTTATTATTATCAGCACTAAATGAATAATTTGTTACAGCAACGTCAGTACCAGTAACATTATCTCTTACACTCCCAGATGTTCTATTTGTTGCGGAATAAATATTAAATGTTGGTGCTGCTCTCATAGCAACAGGAAGTTGTAAAGTTCCAAATAAATCATTTGAAGAGCCTACTGAAGCAAAGAAAGTTGCTGCTGGGCTTCCAACACCAAAAGCTGAAAAATTAGTAATTGTACTTCCCAATTGAATACTTGTAGAATAATACCGTTGGCAGTTCGCCAATTCCTGATTATAAAGTCTGCGTTCAAACGGTGTTGCTGTTGAGCCTACTTCTAGTTGGACACCTGTGACTTGCCAAGTTGCACTTGCTGTTCCCATTAAATTTGTAGAGCCTGTAGGTGCTAATAAATTTGCTCCAGCCCATGTATTTACTGTACCAGATAATGAACTTCCTGCTGCTAATGCAAATGTTAATCTTAACCCAATACCGTTAGTAGCACCAATCCAAGTACCTGATGTATCTCCAGTAATTGTTACTGTTTTTTGTTCCCATGTGTTTGCAGAACTAATTGTATATGAAAATGGGTATGACCTATTAGCTGCTGAATTTCTTATAGAACCACCAAATGTTCCAGTTAAAGAACTTTTAACCCAAAACGAAATAGTAATTGTAGATGCTGATGCAGTGCCAAAAGATAAATCTGCTGTATTAAATCCTTCTATATTTTGGTCTACTTCAAAATATTGTGATGCACCTATACTTGTATCTGTAGATGTTACTGTAACTTTTAAACTATTTGTAAAACCTGTAGGACCATCAGAAACTTGTTGTACTGTAGCGGCTCCATCTGTAGCTTCTTCTAAATACCATCTATCTAAAGCATATGCACCTGTTGTAGAAGCGGTAACACTAGCACCAGCATTTCTTTGGTCAATAACCATCGCACCATTTATAATACGGTTCTTTAGCACATAAGGTGATGCTGCAGCAGTCTGTGTGCTTGCATCTGAAAACTGTATGCCACTAGAAGCGGTAGTAAGTTTACCAGCTAATGTAGTGTTTTGTGCTGTGCTTATAGTAAGTGCTGTAGTGCCATTATTAGTTTGTAATACTAATGAACCACTATTATCAGGTTGTATCACTACACCATTAGTGGTAGTTGCATTTATAATTGTACTCATACTATCACCCATCTTGATGTTGAAGGCACAGTAACAATAGCACCAGATCCAATAGTAACATCACCAGCTTCTACAGAATTATATCCTGTAGGGAATGTGTAAGATGTACCTATAGTAGCGTTATTAACATTTAGTCCGTTAGATGCTGCAAACTGTGGAGCAAAAGCTGCACCAGTTTCGTCTTGGTAAACAGCTTCTTCAGCAGGATAAGTTACAAATACATTCTTTGTGCCTGCACTAAAGTTTACTAGAGAACCACTATTGCTAGACTCTAATACAGTAGTGCGAGATAAGGTAGTGCCTGAAGATGTATAAGTACCTATACCTACTTCCCATTCTGAACCCAATACAATAGCATAGTAAGTAGTATTACCGTTACCTATTGCAGAGAATGATTGGAAGCCAGATACTGCACCAGCAAGCGTAATAGTACCTGTGCCTGTGGTGGTAGTGGTTTCTTGGACTCTATCCTTTACGACTAAAGGCATGAATTATCCTTAAGCTAAAGTAACTGAAAGGTTGCCTGTTGAAATCTTAAAGATGTCACCAGAGTCAATTGTTTTAGATGTATCTAAAGGTGTATGGTAAAGTAAGTTAGGTCCTGAAGTAGAATCATTAATACCAATCCAACCTACTGTTCCCCATGAAGCTGTTGCAGTAGGGAATGTAACGTCAGCAGAGTTAGTAGTTACACCGTTAGATGGTGCAGCAAATGTAACTGCAGTTCTAGCATATGAACCACCAGTTACTTCTGTACCTGAAGCATCATCATTAGGGTTTGAAGTCCATAATGATACATAAACTGTTGTAGGTGCTGTGTAAGATGTTGCTCGTAGAGTTACGTTAATTAAAGCGTTCTCTAAATAGTTTGACATTTCTGACATAATTTTTCCTTAAGCTGTTGTAATTGAAAGATTACCAGTGTACTCACTAGAATCATCTGCTGCTGTTAATGAATTTACACCTCTATCATATAATGCAGCCCAAGTTTGAACTCTTGCGTCATTCATAAGATACGGTTCTGCCTCACCTAATGTTGCGTATAACAATAAATCTTGGCAATTAGCTAAAAATACATTAGATGAAACTGATGAGCTTAAATATGGCGGTGCTGCATAATAAAGCATATTTAATGTGTATGTTGAATCTGGAATAGGTGCAAATTGAAATTCTGCTGCTAATACTGTATATTTTGTAGGTACGCCTGATTCTGTTGTTCTGGCGTTAGTAAAGAAACTTGGATTGCTTAAATATTCAATAGTAGATACAGGTGTAGTTTGCAAATATAACCCACGCATAGCCAAAAAGTCGCTAGGAAGTGCAACTGTTTTATCACCAGCTGTTGTGGTAGTAGTAACAACTTTAAGCATAAATCTTGCACGAAGATCACGTCTTAATCTATTTTCTGCTAATTGAATAAAATCTGGGATTTGTGTTGTTAAATCACTACGAGCCAAGTAATCAGCTACTGTAGCTTTTAGGTCTGTGTAATTAGTAAATGCCATTATACTGTGCCTTCTCGTGTTCTAAACACTTTGTTATCTGGGTCATTAAGAAATTTTCTAAATGCTTTTTGGTCTATGACATGGAATCCACGCACAATACCTCTTTTGTTTAATTCGTCAAAGACAGTCATAGGAATACTAGCTATCTTGTTATCAAATATATCATCACCCCAACGAGTGTGTTTATCTGTATGTTTTCTTTGGTTGTAATTACTATCTATAATATCTGTAATGTCTTGTCTAGTTTCAATAACTAAACCACTATCAGTATCATGCACAACGCTTGTTCTAAATGTTATTGGTTTCATATTAAAATGTTACTATAAAAAGAATAACAGAGGTGTAAGCATGACCTATCACCTCTGCACTCAATAATGGATAAAGTTCCATTAAACCTTTATTACTCTGCCAAGTCAGCAATAATTGCGTGAGCAGCTTGATTTCTTACTTCTAGTGTATATTCTACTAAAAGTTGAGTTACATCAGCGTCACCAGATTTAGCCAATTCATTTGTTTGGAATGGGCGTAAATATGCAACTGCTGCGTACTCTGGATCAAGAACAAATGCTTGTTCACCGCTGTCACCAGAATCTGCAGTCATAAATCTGTTAGGTACAACAGATAATGTGCCGAAGTCTGATAAGTAAATGTCTGCTGCACCAATAATGGTTGTTGGTTTGTCACCAGTAGCCATATAACGTTGAGCTGCAACACCAGTAAATGCTGATACGTTTACTTTTTGTGTTGGTGTAGTCATAAGAACTGTTGGATTACCACCATTTGTAAACGCAGATTTAACTGCTGTTTTTAACATTGTTTCTGTGAAAGCTGCGTCTGTACCAGATACACGAGCTGTAGTGCCTAATGAACCAGCAGTACCGTTAGTGCCACCAACGTAGTTAGAATTTAACCATGTTTGTAGACCACCAAGTGTACGAGCTGTTGTAGCATTACCTGCTGATGCAACTGTGTTGCTTAAAAGTGCTTTTTCCATGTCACGTTTAATTTCAGCAGAAACTTTAGCTAATTGGTAAGCCTTTTCAGATTTACGACCAGCTTTGTTAATTGCTTCCATAGTACCAGAAATCTTAATCGTTTTAGATGAGATTTGAGTTCTGTTACCTACTCGTGTTGTTGGACTAATTGTAATGTCAGAAGCTGTGTCACCTTCAACTACAGCGTTAGCTGCTGCTGCTGCGAGTGAATCAGTTTGCCATTCGTGATATGTTGCTGTTGCTTTTGTCTTACCAATAGAACTCATAAATGGAGTTTCTGTTGGAGAAATGTTATAAATAACATCTGACAAATCTTCTCTATTACCAATAGAGGTATAGGTTTGATACGTTGCCATGATTTTTCCTTATTCTAAAAATTGTTCAAATAAAGCTGCGGCATCTCTTACTCTTCCAGAGTTACGCAACTGTGCTTTTTGTTTTTTAATTGTTTCTGTGTTGTTACTACCTGTAGACGATCCAGCCTTTAGCATCTTTGGTGCTTCAGAAACTTTCTTCGTTACAGCAGGTTTTGACTTTTGAAGTTTGTCATACATCATTGCCTTGTGTAATGTAACAACGTGCCTAGAGTCATAGACATTAGATAATTCTACGTCTGTGAAACCAAGCGATTTGCCATAATTACGAATCTCACTACGGAGGTTTTCGCCTTTAGCTGGGTCTGAAAACTCTGGTAAGACCTGTGTTAATTTTTGTGCTTCCTGTGCAACTCTATCTTGCATGGCACGAGCATTTTCAGATTGTTGCATTTCTGCAATTCTGTATTGTTCGGCTCTTATAGCATTGAGTTGTTCTTTCTTTTCAGAAAGTTCAGCAACTTTAACAGCATAGCCTATCGGGTCGTTTTCTTTGAGGTATGTTAAATCCTCATTAGGAGATTGCGAGACTATAAATTGCTCTATAGCTTGCAAACGTTGAGCGTATGTATCACGAGCATACTTGGCTTCCTCAATTGCTGCACGTTCAGCTTCAACAGCTTTACGTTGTTCAGCAACTTCAGTAGTTTTTTTTGTATAATCAGCACCAAGTTGATAACCTTTAATTAAATCGTCAAGGGTGACATCCTTTTCTTCGCCAGCAGCTTTTACTTTAAAAGTCTGGGGGAGTTCCTCTTCTTCAACTTCGGTTTCTTCTTGTTCTTCAGCTTCACCTTCTTCTGTTTCTACTTCTTCAGTTTGTGGCTCTGCTTCTTGAGCTTCTACTTGTTCAGTTTCTTGTTCACCTTCTAATTGCTCCGTAGAGTTAGCTGGGGTGTTCATTAGACCTTCAAAAGCATTGGCTGCTTGACCTACAGTAAGCGTGCCACTTCCAGAATCTTCTGGAGTCATGGTTGTTTCACTCATTTTTATTTCCTATAATCCTCTAGGGGAGGTAACCCATTTTAGAAATGTCTAAAATATCTTCCATGCTTTACTTTTAATGTCGCTAGTTTTAGCGATTGATTCCAAGTAAGACATAAGTTCGTTATAACAAGCTATTCTTTGATAGGCTTGTTCACGCACATCTGTTTGATCTGCATTAGAGTAGATGATGCGTTGTAATTGATTTTCTTGTAGCTCTTTAACTACAGCTTGAAAATGTTCGTCATTAAGTATGCTAGTAATAGCGTCTACTTTATTGGACATTATTATTTCCTTTTGTCATATTGTTGATAGTATTTAAAGCATCTACAATAGATTTGGTATTAGTGCCACGAGTTTGTTCTGCTTGGTTAGCAGCATCAGTTTCAATCTTCAATTGTTTAAGAGCTAATTCAGTATTTTGTTTTAGTTCTTGTTGTTGAAGTTCTAATGCCTTGCGAGCATTATCTAATTGCATTTGCTCACGTTCTAACTCAAGTTTAGCAGCCTCTGTTTGAGCACGAATGACTGCTTTTTCACGTTCAACTTCAGCTAATACTTTTGCAGCTTCTGTATTAGGATCTAGTTTTTCTGGTTGAGGTTGTGAAAGTGCTTCATTTTGCTCTGGTGTAATTTCATTCATGAATTGTGCAGCATCTTTAAAACCAGCCATGTTAATAAACTTGGCTAATGTATTGCGATATTGCATTAAGTTCACTAATGGATTAGATAGACCATATTGCTGAATGATTTGCTCTTGTTTTTGCAAGATCATTTGCATAGTAGTTAATTGTTCTTGACGAGTACCTGTACCTAAACCTACGTTAATAGATACATTGTATTGGTCATTCCATTCACGAGGATTAAATGGTACAAATTTGCCATTTATACGCACCAAACGCTCTTTATCTTGATATTTGCATAGTAGGTGTAGGATTCCTTTGAAAAGGCTCTTAACGCCTGTTTCTGCAAAGATACGAGCTATTAATTCAAGCTTTCCTGCACTTGATTGTGACATTGCTGACACAGCAGCGGCTGTTACGTTTTGTAAGATGTTAGGGTCTATACCATTTTGTGAATCTGACACACCTGTACGTCTTGCTTGTACGCCATCTAGGTATTCAAGCATTGGGAATGATCCAGATGTAGTAGGTTGTACAGTTAATGGTACAATAGCGTTAGGATTCTTCATTCTAACTACGCCACCTGCTGTAGATGTGAGTAAATCATCAAGATTTACCTGTCCTTCTACTGCACCAACACGATAATTATTTGTTAAGTAGAGGTTATCCAACATTTGTCTTAAAACAGTAGACTTAATCAGCTGTAAATCTAGTGCACGATCAGCTAAAGACTGTCCGTAGAACTTATGTGGGATAGGAATTGGGCAAAGTGAGTGAAATGGGATGTAATCACACTCCATATCTTCTAAAACTTCGTTAGAAGCGTAAACAACACGTCTTAATTCGGCAATACCATCATTATTGTAGTCAACTTTGATGTAACATTCGTAAACTTCTACGACTTCCATAGATTGATCTTGTGAACCCATGCTATTAGGTTGTTCACCACGAGAATAACGAGCAATTCTGTCTGGACTAAATTCTAAAGTATCGCCAGATTGTAGAGTTTCAACAATATCTTTTTTGAATCCCATTGCAATTAACTCTGAACGAGTCATCATTCTACGGTGAGCTACGAATGGTGAGTCTTGAATAGTTCTAGCACGTTTAGAGATAAGGAATTCTTCTGGTGGTACGTTTTCAACAACGACACGACCATCTTTTTTAGTGCGTTTTACTTTAACATAGTGTTCACGTTTAATGTTTTGGAACACCTGACCTGTCATTGGGTCAGTAATTTCGTCAATTTCTTCTTCTGTTTTTTGCTCAACAACTTCTAAATCTTCGTCTTGCATAAGCATGATGAGTTGATCGTCATTTAAGTCTTCATAAGACTCTTTAGTAACGTCAATCTTTTCATCCCAATACGCTTTTACAATACCTGTTTTTTGTAATAGTGCGTCTTTAAACCAGTTATGTAGAATTAAAAAGCCATCATTATTACGATAGAATACCCAGTTACAATATTCTGTTGCTTGTTGTGCAAAAGGTTCGTCACCATCGTTTACAGGTTGAAATTCAACCACACCGTCTGTAGATGTAAATACACGAATAAGTTGAGGTAATGCTCCGTCTACAACTTCTGCTACTTCACCAGTAACAATTTGTGATTTACCTTCTACTTCGTTACCATAAGGCTCACGAAGATAGTATTCAAGTGCTTCTTGACGTTCTGCAACTGTGTCTGTTTCAACATAGCCAATAGAATCATCAATTTCAGACTCGATAATGCTTTTTAATTTGTTAATATCCATTAAACTATCCATTTAGTGTTTACGTTAATAGGTTTATTCCACTCTTCTGCTGGACTCTCATCCAAGCCTGTTGCTAGGTATCTAAATGCGTCAGCAGCATGTGATGACCAATCATGTAATGGTCTATCATGGAATACAGCTCTTTTTTCATCATAGTGTCTACGATAGTTACGAAGAGCATCTAAACCTTGTTTTGCTTTTGGGTCAAACCAACATCTAGGAATTATTCTTCTTACTGCTTGTATGCCATCAGCAACATTAAGGCGAGGAGCAGTTACAATATTGAGACCTGCATCTTCTAAAGTTTCCCTACGAGATTTGCCTGTGCCTAATTCTCTTACCTCCACGTCATGTGGAAGTATGTGAGTAAAATGTGCATAGTCGTTATCTCTTAACCATGACACATAATAATCTAATCCTTGACCATGATTTTCCATATAATCAATAAGTCTTATTTCTTTGCCTGTAAGCTGGGCTACCCATATAGCTGTAGAGTCAGACATACCCAAGTCCCATGCTGTGTAATTACGACACAAGTCATCACGAGGTATTTCTGTCATGTGTGCTTTTTCTTCTATTTCATTTATAAGTTTAGAGTAGTAAGATCCTTCTACAGGAGAGTTAAAATTACACTCAAACTCTTGCATAAACTTATCTTCACCCATTTCAAGGCGGGCTGCTGTTAATTCTTGTTCGTTTAGTAGTTTAGTATCTGAAGATTTAAACTCTAATAGTTTCCATCCTTGTCCTTCAGCGGCTCTATCTCGCAACCCTCTAAAGTGATTGTTGCCTTTGGGCGTACCCATAGCAACGCAGAAACCTAGTCGGTCTGTCAACGCAGGTCGGATGATGTCACTGAAGACGGATGGAT